TTTAACAACTTAACCACTGGAGTCTATTATGTCAAATAAGACATTTGAAGGTGCTGTGTCCTTAGTTCGCAATTCCAAAGGCGAGATCGCTATCAAGCGTGACCCCGAAGGGAAGTTCACGGCAGCCGATGCCCCCGAAGTCTACGCAAAAATGCGAGAGTTCTCTAAGAAGTTGAAGGCAGAGATCAATAAGTACTCGCTTTTCGTACCAGAAGGTGGCACCGAGCCGGTGCTCTTGGCGAATCGCTACGGCAACCCCTACATTGCCTTGCTTCCCAAGCGTGACGAAGGTACAGCAGCACGGAAAACCGTGACGAAGTTAGCGTAAACGACCCCGGGGCGCAAGCCCCGGGTTTAACCCCGGCGAAAGCCGGGTCTCTTTTCCCTTTTCGGAGCATCAAATGGATCTTTATTCCCCAAGCATCAACCACACCAACATGTGGGCCGTTAAACGCACTGTCAGAGACCACGGATATTGGTTCACATACGACCAATTACGCAAAGAAGGTCTCTCAAAGACCGAATCGGTCTGGACTTTGTGGGTCGTGAAGCACATGAAGTAACCCAAGCCCGGCGAAAGCCGGGTTTTTTTTGTCTAAAATTTGTGGTTGATCCACCGATAGAGCACTAAGCACAGGATTTAACGGCTCTTGGCGGGCTTAACTGCCCTTACCTAAGGGGGTACCCCCTACCAACCACCGGCAACGGCTCTGCGGGGCTGTATTTAAAACCTTAGTTAGTACCATACGTCGGGGGGTCATGGCTCGCACAGTCGGGCTGCTTAACATCGCGCATGTACACCGCAACTTTACACACAACTTGACAGGATTTCTATGCTGCACTGCACAATCTACGATCTAAATCGTTACTAGACACCTTTTCACAAATTTAGATCGTATAACATTACATGTACAGTATGTCAAGTTTGGCTTAGCCACTGGGATACAAGCCGATTTGCCACGATATATATACTGACTACGATATAGATGATATAGATAATCTATCTTTTTTTAACCCTTTTCATATGGGAGATGGAAAATTAACCCTACTACGAGGTCGGCTATTCATCACTAAAATATCCAACATTACTTAAAAATTCGTAGATCATCTAGATTGTGCACTGCAATATCCTTATAAATCAAGTACTTACACGATCTAAACTGTACAACTTGACACTAGATCATCTAGATCATTTCCATGTATCGTTTAGATTATTTCCTGTACACCTTACAATTCTCTTGGACAACCCAGCAAACTTGACGCAACGCCGCCGCTGGGCGAGACTGGGGATGTCGGAAGTTCCGGCATTTAACTTTACTTTAACCAGCAACTATACATGTGGAGATATGAAACATGACACAGCACTTTGACCTTGTGGATGAGATGCACTGGGAAGACCTTACAGACTTCCTATCCTTTGAGGAAGTAGGCTTAGAAGAATCCTCTGCACAACCCATCTTCGGTGGTGAGAACCCAATGTCCAACGGCATCTATGCTTACACCGAGTGGTTCTATGATGGTGATGACTCAGCATTCGGGGTGATCTAATGACACAGGTAGCCAACTCTAAGTGCCGCTCTTATGTAGCGGCACGGCTACCTTTTAAAGGTAGCAATCTATTTGGTGAGTACATCAACGACCAGTATGTTGTGTATTCCTACGGGGCGCACTTCCCTGCCTATGTCTACTCGGAGGGTATGTGGTTTGAGAATGAGGACAAGTTTCCAAGCACATGAGCCAAGCAAGACCTACGGACAAGACGATCCTACTGTCAACCCGAGCCATGATTGCATTGGTGGCTGAGGGGTACGAGTACCTTGTAAAGCAACGCATCTTAACGGGGAGGCATTATGGCTGAAGAAGATAGGCGGTATCTGTGTACGCATTGCTATGGTGGGCATGTGGAGTATCGGCGGTGGAAGGCAGGGTATACCACCTGCTTGCCCTGTGGTGACGAGATAGCCAAAGCCCGCAAGCACACCATTGCACCTATCAACAAGTCAAACCCCATGGTCATCACCGACCCAGAACTCTTAAAACAACTCAACCCCAAGAGGACATGATGAAAAC